AATCTGGTAGCCTGAGGTCAGGGTAGGCCACCGCCAGTTTTGGGTATTTTGTACGCGTGAATGCGGCACCGTTGCACTGTAACCACCCCTCAGGTGGTCTTGACGAAGGCCACGGAACGGGTACGCCAACTGGCAGCGTCGAGCCTTCTCCTAAACCAAAGTAATCAAGAATATCTTTTATGCTTTGTTTACCCATGATGACGCGGGCAACAGACGAAAAAACAGGGGCGTCTGTGATCTGAGCCCAGCGATGAGTGTGGGCTGCCGAGGCTTTGCTGTTGGCAAGGTCATACGCAGCTTTAACAGCTTTTGGTGTGGCCGCCAGCGTTTCGGAATTGCTGTTTGTGGCGCTGCTTAGCTGTACGATGCCTTTGCGTCCGGTGGTTGCATCCTGTCCTGTATACTTGCTCGTCAGCCATATCGTGTAAGGCTTTAACCGCTTTGGGGGTGGCGGCCTCAGTCTCTGACTCACTGTTTGTGGCACTGCTCAGCTGTACGGTGCCTTTTGCCGTCAGCGAGGCTGATGGCACACCTGTTATCTGATTCCACGGGTGGGTGTGGCTGGCGGGTGCTTTACCGGCTGCAAGGTCATATGCAGCCTTGACGGCCTTCGGTGTGGCGGCCAGTGTTTCAGAGGTGCTGTTTGTGGCGCTGCTCAGTTGGGTGAATCCTTTTTCTGTCAGTGTCGCGTCAGGGTGGTTACGGGAACGTGCGTGTTCCGCTATTTTCTCATCAATGTAGTCCGTGGTCGGCAGAATTGTTGTTGTGTCCATGACCAGTTCCACCACGGCGTCGGAGGTGACGGTGATTACTGCACGGAATATCTGCGCCCGCCCTGAACCTTCCTCTCTGGTGGGCTTGTAACTTTCAGCGGTATTTCCTACTGCAATCATTGTACCTGTATCATCAAACACACCAATTTCACGCACCCAGAATCCGCCGGTTTCAGGAGGAATGACCAGTTCGGCGATGAGGCGGTTCGGGTTCTCCGGGTCGGTGAAGACGCGGTTGACAGACTGGCGCCAAACCTCATTGTAAAGCGATGTCTGGTTTTTCTGCGGCTGACGAAGCTCTCCATTGCCGTCCCCTACAGCCATGTGCGTAAGGCGTACAGGTCTACCGCCAGGCGCCGTTGTTGCGGCCAGCTTTGCCAGCCCGATGTCGGTGATAAGGGTTCTGAATTTTCTCGTGCTCATGGTTCAGTCTTCCGGGTAAATGGTGATGATGTCGCCGTCGTAACCTGCGGCAGCGGCGTAAATGGCACCGTGTATTTCCTGGATGATACTAAGCCCCACGAGGTGGCGGCTGACGGGGCGCGCATCGGCAATCAGACGCTCCATTTCTTCATGCAGCTCTTCACTTACTCCGGTTTCAAGTGTGCCAATCTCAATGGTGAAGGTCCCGGGCGAGCCGTCAAACTCCCACCATTCTGATACACGGATGAGGTAGCCCAGTGGTTCAACGATGCGGCGGAGTGCACTGATGGTCCCTTTGTGGCGATGTATCATCCATGCGTCCCGAATCACCTGTCGCCTGGTCTCTTCCGGCCAGTTGCGGTCCCAGCTGTCAACGGAACATGCCCATGCAAGGTAGGGCAGGAGGTGAGCAGGGCAGCGGTCCGGCGACCACAGGGTGTCGGCGTCCACCGGTATGGTACTGATGCGTACTCCTGTCGCCTCTGTGGCGCGCATGAATGGCCCTGCGGACGGTGGAAGCAGTGATGTACTGTGCTGTGCGCTGTCTGTTTTTTCCTGTCACTCATTGCGTCCTCCTTCGCTGATGCTGAATGTGGTACATCTGGCTGCCTGAGTGTCACTGATGGTGATGTTCTGCGTGGGTTTTATGACCTCAACGCGCTGGACACCGTGAACATGCAGCGCTGCAGTGATGGCTGACAGGGCCACGTCCTGACCGATACGGCCCTGGTCTGCCAGCCATGCACGGAAAGCGGCGTCAGCGGCCGCAAGCATGGGTTCAGACTCCGGCCCTGGATAAAAATACAGCTTCGCTTCCATTACCCAGTTCACGATGGTAGCACTCTGCACAGTCAGGCGGTCGGCAACCGGGCGCACGTTCTCGGCATTCAGGGCGGTGCGCACCGTGTTCAGTAACGCCTCACCGGCGGTGCCGTCACCGTCTGCTGACAGGATGGAGACGGTGACTGTGGCCGGTGACGGGCTGATGGCGCGCGCATCACGGACAAGACCGCTTGCGCTCCGGGCAAAATACTCATACGCGCCGGACGGTCCGGCCACACTCAGGCCGTCCCAGGCTGACTGGGCACGCAGACGCAGCGATGTGTCGCTTTCCATCACTGCTTCCGTGGTATCAGTGGCCGGATGAATGACCAGGCGGTGGGTGTTGTTGTTGGCGGCCAGATTGTCCAGGTCACTGCCCCGGCTGTGGCTGAGCATGCAGGCGCGGGCGGCTTCATTGATGCGCTGGCGAAGCAGCATTTCACGAAAGGCCATGGCCTGGGAAATGATGTTCAATGGCTCGGATTCCAGAGTAAGGGCACGGGTGACGGCGGCGCGGTATTCTTCCGGGAAGGAGCTCACCATCATGGTTTTAATGTCTGCCAGGATGGACTCAAAATCCGGCTGCGCGATGATGGCCGGTTCCGGTAACTGTGACAGGTCAACGGAAGGCATGATTTACTCCCTCAGGGTGATACTGAATGTGATGTTCTGCATGGTTTCGGTGATGATGCCGGATAACGTCACCACGGCGCGTCCGCCAGCCCGCCAGTTCACATCGACGTTCTGCAGTGCTATACGGGGTTCATGGCGCGCCAGCGCAGTCACCGTGGCGCTCATGCACTGTAAACGCGTGGTGTCGTTCATGGGCTCGTCGATGAGGTCCGGTAACAGGCTGCCGTATTCGCGGCGCATCACCCGGCTGCCTGGCGGTGTGGTCAGGATATCCCGCACGCTGTTTTTCAGGTGTTCGCTGTCGCTCAGCGTGCCGGTTCCCTGCGGGTTCATCCCCCTGTAAACAGCGGTCATTGCGGGCCTCCCGTGGTGCCCGGGCCCGTCCTGACGCCACCGTGGGTGTGCGTATGAACGGTGATACCGTTGGATGTCAGGCTGCCGCCGCTGTGGGATATGCTGCCGCGCATCTCGCCGCCGTTCTGCACCTCCAGGGTGGCGGTGATAAGTTTGCGGGTACACACCACCTCCGACGTGTCCAGGGTGATGCGCGTGTCGGCCTGAATGCTGGCTGTTTTAATCCCCTTAACCTCCAGTGCACCGGCGTCTGCATCGTAGCGGAATACCGCACCGTCCGGTGCTGTCATGATGATTTCCTTCAGTGTGCTGCCCGGTGCCGGGATATCATCGCTCCAGAGGCTGCCGATGATTATCGCGGTTTCGGGATTACCACCGATACAGACGAACGCCACCTGTTCACCGGTGGCTGGCGGCACCCAGACACTGAACGCGCCCGCCCGCGCGGTGCTCCAGCGAAGCCAGCCTGTCTCCAGTCCGCCACTGCGCACCCGGACCTCCCAGGTCTGCGGGTTCACGTCGAAAATCACGCCGGTTCTGATGATGTTGCTGATAAGGCGCATTAATTCCGCGTTCATGCCACAGCCCTCGCGATATTGTCCATAATGATACGCTGAATAAGTCGTTCATCTGCCGGTGTTATTCCAAGAAGTTCACGGGCCGGATAATCCGTATACATCCCTGCGGCCACCCGGTCGCGCTCCCCGAACTGGTGAACGCGGGCAATGCGTGCCGCCACGCCGCTGTAGCCCACCGTCACACCTGATGCGTCCGCCTTCACTTTCAGATAACGGGCCGTGCGCAGCTTCGCAAACATCGGCACCGTTTTTGTGGTGTCACGGTTGATGCGGCGTGTCCTGATTTCAAGGAAACGGAGGATATCACTCCGGTAAAAGGTACGTATGCCGCTCCGGTCTTCATCCCAGCCGGTGATGGTCTGGCCGTATTTTCCTGAACCGTGATGCCAGTTTTTCAGGGTGCGGTTCTGGTTTTGCCAGATAAAGCTGATGCGCTCCTGAAGGCGTGATATACGGCGTTTACGGCGTGTCCACACCGAACCGTCCGGCGCTTTCTGGGCGCGCATCCGGCTCTGGTTCACGCGCCGCAGCTCCTTACCCACATGCGCGGCAATGCGCTTCACTGCCTGCGGGCTGGTTGCCAGCCGGATATTGACAAACATGTTACTCATTCCTTCAGCGGGAACGAGGTTACGGTATCTCAGTTTCCCCATAACATTCTCCGCGTGTTATCCGGTGACAATGTTCCACGTCACATCCT